TTATACCGTTATAAAGTTAATCGCATTGACTTGGATCCAATCATTCGTCGCATACTCCGAGTATGGCAGGGCTAGAGCCAAGTCAAGCGCACCCCGCTCATGGTCAAACATCACCGTGTGTGTTTGGCCTTTATAATTCAACGTCATCGTTAGACCTGCTGTGACTGCCTTGGCATACAGGAGGTCTATCAAACTTCTCTGCATCCACCCGAAATTGCTGCCTCCCGTTAATGAAACGGGGCGGCCTTTCATCTTCGTACCTGCCTCAACAATCATCGTCCCGTCGATGGCATAACTCACTGTTTGTACAACCGGTGACCAGTTATATTGGGAGTTCCACATCAAGTCGTTTGACAAGGTGAGATTATCTAATGTGATAGTCATAGGCTTAGTAAATGGTGACTGTTGAGATGGTTAGATCGGGGGCTGAATCCAGTATGTAAGACCCAAGCTTGGGATCAATGGCAATGAATACCTTTGATCCTGTCGCTCTTCCACCCACACCTTTGACTCGAATCAACTGGTTATCCAGCGTGAGACAAGAGGTTGTCCCATCACTATTTTCAGTCTGAACAACGCCAATAATCTGCGTGGCTTTTGGGATTAGACTTTGAAATTCTTGAAATAAATTCATAATCAGTAGTAATGTCGTTCAATAGTAACCCGCTGGGCTGCAGCACCTAGTTGCGCTGAGATATCAAGCGACTCAACAATACCCCTCCAGGAGGCTGATGTACCCTGTACTTCAACAATGGTACCCGGCTCAAGTAGTCCAGTGGTGCTGTTGATTGGTAAATCAATCGTCACCATCTCTTGTCGACCCGCAGCACTCAGGATATTACGAGCGGCTTCCGACCCAGCGCCCACGATCGTGATCAGTCTATCAGTTACCATTGGAGCAGGAATGTCTCCACCTGAACCATCCCTCACAGCGTTCACACCGACTCCTTGGTTCTCACCCAGGACATACACTTGGTTGTAGGCAGGACGTGTTGCCAGTTGGATCGATTGGTTACGAATCAGCCACTCTGGTACCGTCTTGTCAGGCATAATTGTTGACCAATTCCAAGGTGACACAGGATACATAGGCTCAATATGAACGATTGGCAATGACTTATCCGCGAAAGCCCTTGCACCAACCGCTTTGGCAATCGTAGTCAATGCATCGATCCGTGTCTTATTCTGATAGGACCAGACACCTGCTCCTACTAACCAATCGGTTGTGAAAAGTTGTGACAGGGAAGAGTGGTACTGTGCCGACCAGCCGGTATTCAATAATTCGTAGTCGATCAGCTGTGAGGCTGTCGCTTGACCAGTACTGGTATAGGATCTGACAGCAGAGTACGGCTCTGTAAACAGGGCTAATGGTGATTTACCACTTGCGTTGTAGCGCACTTCAGCAAAGGATTCGTCTTTTGTGTACTCATCGATCATGATGGTCAGGTAGAACCCGTCCATCTCAATACGCACACTTCTTGGCTCCCCACTCACTGGTTTGATCAGATCCATAGCCGCTTCCCCCTGTAGACTCAAGGAGGCTTGCCATGCCCAGCTGTTACGGTCGAACCTTGCAGAGATGCTCTGCACAGGTACATTAACCATATCGGGTAACCGTTTAACAGCAAGTGAATGGATCACGATAACAACTCCAGGGGATGGGCCAACAGGTGGTGGCTCAGGTACGTAGTCCAGCGGCCATGCGTAGCAAGGTGCGCTGTGTTGCATTATAGCGCCACCCACATAGTCTAACATCGTTTGATAGAACTCTAAATTGGGCGATGGGACGTAAGGTGGTGGTGGCGGAGGTGGCGGAGGATCCGGCCATCCACCCCATATCCAGGAGTGTGGAGTGCCGACTTCCCAAGGTAACTTCTCACCTGTTTGTCTGTACACTGCCCACCCAAACGGGAACCAGTAATTGGTCTGCTTGAAGTTTGATTTGTCAAACAGGAAGTCGGCTGCCAGATCCTTGTGTGGTGGGCTGCTGTATATGGAGCTCTTATTAACAGAGAATATATCGGCGACTTCCCAAGGGTTCTTTAGATGAACATGATGCTTCTCTGGGGATGCATAGCCATCCCTGAGGCTGGTAGCGAGCTTATTCGCAGCTTCCCAAGGCACATGCTGATGTACAGGATTGTGCTTTGGAACGACCCATGAAATGCCTTGAGTATGTGGCGTGGCTAGCGCAGCAACCCAAGGTAGTTTAGGCGCTGATCTAAGCCGAGACGTTTCCTGGTGCGGCATCCTCACGGGCAGATCCACGAGCTCTTTCAGAGTCTCCTGCGGAAATCCAAGTGATGTCCATAATCCTCTCCACACTCCTGAGAACCAAAGCCCTTCAGCCACCATGGTGGTATCTTCTAACTGGCAGTCAATTGTGACAGGAGGAGCCCAGATAGCGTAATCAAGACCCTCCGCGTCGTCTAGTAACAGGTCGAAAGACGCATAGCGTGGTGGAATACAGCTAACAACGACGATAGCATCGTCAAGTGTGGCATTCACACTGACGTTCATCGTATAGGCAATATTAATAATGCCTGTTACGTCGTCGAGTACAAAGTCCCAGTAGGGGTAGTGGAAGTTAGCCGGTGGTGGGTTGAAATCAAAGTTAGCGACGGATGCCAGGGGTGGTGTGTAAGCCCCCTGGTGAATCAACTCATTATTGAATGAGTAGATACTGGATCGGGTAGCCTCAATGGTAATACCCACATCTTCCAGTACCCCTGAAAGCGAAGTAAGCTGAGTGTATCCTTGAGCGACTTGAACCGATGCTGAAACACTATCCAGCACCGTATTAATTAAGTTGCCCGGTGGGCTAAACGAGAGATTTGCCGCATTATATTCCGGGTATGGGTACCACCCCTCCCCGGCCCAGCTAAATGTCAGAGCATTATAGTCCGGGTAGTTATAACTCATCCTGGGATAACTCGGGCAATCAAGTCGTTGTAAAGCGTTCCTACGGTGTCGTCCAGGGCGATTACACTGCACTCAATATCAGGAACGGATAACGAGTAAGTACCGTCGCTTGCTGACGTAGTGCTAAAGGCTCTGGTAGGGTTTGATCGCGTAACAGCGATAACCGTTCGTGTTGTACCCGTATTAGTATCGTCTTTGATGGTGCCACTGATAGAACAGATACGTTTGGTGGGGGGCGTAAAGGTGGCTCCATACAGAGCCGCGCCTTTCCAGATACCCAGATCGTTGATGTATCCAGAAAAATCGTAGGTGGTATTGCGTGTCGTCACTTGAGCGCCAATCGCTAAAACGATGGACGCCGATGTGTAATTGAGATTCGTAGAGTGCGAGGTAGGTACCCCATCTTGTACCCCATCCACCCAAAATGACAAATTGCCTGACGAGCGTGTCACGGCAATGTGATGCCATGCATTGTTGTTAATCGCCACAGAGCCTGTTTTTATCCCGATATTGGTATACCAGAGTAAATAACCAGAAGGATTAAGACCTAGTTGCCATGAGCCAGCTTGTGTGGACGTATAATGATCCACTAACACTGCATTGGAATCCGATGTTTTTACCCACATCTCAATAGTAAAATCACTGGTACCAAGTTGCCAATCCGTGTGCTCGGCAACCGTGATGTAGGCGCCAACACCGTCGAAATACCCGCTACTACCGTAGTATTTAGCCTGCCCCGTTGAAGTAATCACATTGCCAGTCAGCTTAATTTCTGAAGACATCCTTCGTGATGTAGGTGACCAATCCATAAACGTCGTGCCATTATTACTACCACTCATGGGTAATAGTAAGACGCATTGCTCGTAATTTGTGATAGCCATTACGCCACTTTAATGGTTGGAAGGTATTTGTGTGTGTTGTCCTTTTGCAGGGCCCCCAATGCATTACGATCTTGGCAAGATACCTGTAATAGCACCTTGTCATAGATTCCAGAAAGGACTGGCATTAGTTGTTACCCTCGGTCATAACAGCACTGGTGATATGGATAACACCACCGGCATAGACTTGAGTGGAGGGCATTTTTACAGGCCCTGTACCCGCATTGTCGGTTACGTCCATGTCCATCACAAAGGTACCTGCACTATCTAAAACCCGAACCCAAGCGGCAACCCCATCTGCATCTGCGCTGGAGTCGTCGGTCAAAGGGTTGAACGTCAAGACCCCATTGGAAGTGGCTCCACTCGGATCAGCAAAAGTGACGGTACCCAGTAGGGTCTGAGTCGTCACGGCTGCACCCTTTGGGGTGGGCCTTGGGGCAGTGTAAAACTTCATTACGCCAGGACCCGTGCCTGCATCAACGGCATCTATAATCTTTTGTGATCGGTTGGTACGTAATGTATCAGCGAAATAGGCAGGCATGGACTATCCTCAAATAGGTGAAATGTTGGTGCCAATAACGTCATTATACTGCTCGGCGTAGTCTGTGGCTGTAATCGTATAAAGGAGTTCTTTCCTAAGTCCTGTAAATAGGTAAGTCCCGTCATCACCTGACCACATCTCCCTAACAAAAGCCCCAGATTGGGACTCATGCAAGCGAACCTTTCTTTTAACGGGGCTCCCGAAAATTTTGATGATGCCAGAGATGGTCCCCTGGGTCGCGATGTTTAGGGACCCGAAAGCGGCACTATTAAAATCATTCCTGGCATTCTCTTCTTTAACACAAGTACGGCCTACACGGGCTAAAGCCGACCAGTCCCGTATGGAATTCTTTTCACGAACTGGTATCAAGCGGCCAGCTTTGGCTAACGCATTAAAATCAAAATGGGACTTGTTGTAATGGTCTGTGATAACCCGTTTTGTTTTTGATAATGAGTTGAAATCAAAATGCGACTTGTTGTAATGGTCCTGGATAACGCGGGAGGTGCCTGTCTGGGTGGGGTAATCAGCGATTGTTATCTGGGATGGTGTGAAACCAGATGTCGGGTACCGCGCCACTCCTGTAGTGATTCTAATATCGTCTAAATACCCATTAAAGTAGCCACCCCAAGTCTGAGAGTAGCCCAAGTTTAGGTCAGCAGTATCAGATATATTAGCTGTCGAAGTACCCGACTTATCCAAGTTACCATTAAAGAACCAATAAAGGTTGGTGCCTGACCTCTGCAAGCACCAATGGGACCAAGTGTTGTTAGGGACATCCGTATTCGAGAAAAAGTCTAAGGTTGAGGTAAGCCTAGCCCCCATCTTAGTGGTACTTAGGGCGTTGTTTTTATAAATCTGCCAACCAGAGGTAGTGTCTGTTGTCTTTTTACCTATTAACCCTGGACTGGATTGAGTACTCCAAGTAACGGTTGGGTATACCCAAAACTCAATGGTGAAATCACCAGTACCAAAGTCTAACCCTGAACTAGCGTCGTACTTTACAGTGTTGCTACCGTTAAAATACCCAGCATAGGCACCATATTTTGGGTTAGTGATAGAGGTGATATTTGATAACGCAGGCGTTTTGACTACCCTATGATATTTTGAATAGTCATAGGGATAAGTTGCGGTACCTACCAAGCTACTTGCCGTTGGCTCAAACGGCAAAAATAATACAGTCTGGTCGTAATAAGGATCGCTCATACTGGTGTCGCCCTGGCTGCTATAACGTCGTTGTACCCGGTTAGGTGGTCATGTGATGTGATTGTAAACCGTTTATTCTTGTCTAACCCCTTGAAGACGAACGTACCATCCAGTCCCGCCCAAACTTCCCGTACAAAGTTTCCAGAGGATGACTCATACAATCTTACCCGTCGCTGCACGGGAACACTACCGTTCTTGACGATGCCAGATATGGAACCGGCTGTGCTAAGGGACTGGCTACCAAAGTAGGTGTCTTTGTAATCGATTCGCGCACCGCTACAGGTGGGAATGCTTCGTGGTGTAAAGGTCGGTGCACCACTTGTGTAATCAGCCAGGATGTTTGTTGGCGGGGTGAAAGGAGCTGTGTATCTATTAACTCCCACGGTAAATCGTAAGTCATCCATATAACAGGTATCGGCCCCGTTGTTCGGCGTAGCCGAGTACATTTCATACCGAGTGGCTGTAGATGAGTAATTCGTGGAGTTGGCTACTGGTGTGGCAGCAGAGACACCATCAATCCAAAGGTATAAAAAGCCACCTGATCGACCAACAGCAAGGTGTCTCCATGTTGATAAATTTACATACGCGGATGATATTTTACTATCAAAATTTAGGGTACCCACCCCTACACCAGAACTTATCCAAAAGTTAAAGACATAAGAAATACCGTCATTTTGGTACAAGATGGTTTTTATCTGCCCACCCGCCACTGGCTGGTACATCCATACTTCAATCGTGAAATCTTGGGTACCTATTACCAATTCACTGCTAGGGTTGACATAAAGTACATTTTTAGCAGTAGAGGTTAGGTTAGTGATACTAGCTGTGCCATTCTTTTTTACTGTTGTGGAGAGGGCAGCAGTATTTGCATATAGCTCATAGATCGGCCTGCGGTATTTGGAATAGTCATATGGAACTCTTAACGCTGGAGCGTCAGCCTCACCTGGGACATAAAGGACAGTTTGGTCGTAATAAGGATCGGCCATGTTTTATCTCCAAGGCCCGTCGATGTCGAAAGCCCTTTCTCCGTAGGTGGTACTAACACCACCTGTTTGCAGTATCAATAACCTCCGCCCAACAGAGTTTTGAGAGGCTGGAATTATTACGTTAGAGGCGTTGAATGGCCTTATCTGTAGGGTTTGCCACATGCCACCTAGCTTACCCCTCAGGCACGATGCTTCTGATAAGTAAAAAGGAGATAAGTAATATCCGTTATTGCAGGGGTTTGGGAATGGGACGACCCCCGAGTACCCTGAGACGGTACCCCCTAATGTGTAGTTACCCTGTAGCAGCGTTATTATGGAGCCACCAAGATTAGTGTAGGCTCTAGCCAAATACCTACCTTGTGCGGAATCCACGAGTGTGGTCTGTGTGCTAGTTGCTACTATGTTGCTAGACCCCTCCGGTGCTTGGAGCGTGGCATTAGCGAGGTCCCCGGCGATAAAGCAACCGTAGGGATCACTCTGCTTAAATGAGGCAATGTCTCCAAAGTGATAAATCCTGTAGCCGCTATAGGATGTGAGATAAGGCACATTAAAAAAATAAAAGGAGTACCCATCACCGATTAAGACCCAAGGTACTGCGACCCCTGAGGCATTGTATGATTTACTGATCCATAAACCACCCGATATTTGTGCGGTGGTTGGGAATGGGGCTAACCCCGTATTGATGTCTGACATTGACTCATACCCAATCATCCTTGCTGTTTGGTAAGTATTAGCGTCAGGGTTATTATCGTTGATCCTCAAGTAAAGGCGGGTACCCGTTACAGCGTTTGATCTGTAGGCAGCTAGACCAGTGCTGGAGAAGGGTTTACTCCAATCCAGGGGGGCCACGATGGAGGTAATCGTTCCGGTTGCAGGTGATGCGGGTGAACCTGTAACCGTGAAATCGAAGGTGTTGGTCGTGACGTTGAAGATCGTGAAATCACCGTTATACTCGGCTTGGCCTGCTCCACTAATCCTAACTTTTGTTGCGCCGTCTAGCGCATAGCCGTGTGATGTACAAGAGGCCGTGGCGGTCTGCCCTGTTCTTGTAATGGTGATAGTTTTTGAGTTGTATCCGTTGATTAAGCAAGCATCGAGGACATTGATGACTGTACCCTGGGCAGCAGATAGTACAGGTGCGCCTGCGTCTGTACTTCGAAATACGTTAACGGTTGTTCCAGCCATAAGTTATCTCCAAGGTCCGTCGATGTCCATGTGAGTTTCTCCCCCTACGGTACTAGCGTGTACGTTAGAAATGGCGAATAACCTCCTTCCTATGGGTGACTGGTTAGCGGGTAGTAAATACCCATGACCCAGGGGCTTTGTGTGGAGTGGTTGCCATAGACCTCTAAGCCGTGCCCGTATCCCATAGGGGTCAGTTAAGAATACAGGACCAATGTGTAATCCGTTATCCGCTGGGTTGGGGTACGGTACTACGCCTCGTCCAAGGTATTGTGAACCTAAATTGAAGTTACCGTGTTTATGGGCGAAAACAGACCTACCCGTCTGTAAGTAGCTTCTTGCAAAATAATGCGCTCTATCCCCCTGTTGTAGTGAAAGAGAATCACTTAACTGATGTGAATATGAGTATCCATCGGAATACGCCGAAGTCGCAGGATTATAAGTGCCATAAATTAAACAACCATAGGGATCGCTTAACATCTCAGAACAAGGGTCCCCAAAATGGGTAGTGGCAAACATATACTCGGAGCCCCCATAGTTATGAGCTGAAAAGATAAAAACTTCGTACCCATCTCCCACTATAATCCAACGTCTACTCACGGAATCGGCGGTGTATGACTTGATTACATAAAGTGGGTTACCACTATTCTGCGAAGAACTGGGAAAGGTATTACTGTAGGAAGTTATGCTAGTCATAAGCTCACAGCCGAGATGACTAGCAACTTGACTGGCCGTATCATCCACCCGCCAATACATCTTTGTTGAGTCCGAGGCCGTCGATTGGTAGGCCGCTAGATTCGTGCCTGTAAAAGGTTTGTTCCAGCCAAGGGGTGCGATGGATGAGGATATGCTACCCGTTGCTGGGGTCGTCGGGGTGCCTTCTACCGTAATGGTGAAGTAGTTGGCATCGACGTAGGTGTATTGGAAGTTACCGTTGTAGGCTGATTGGTTTGCCCCAGAAATGTTTACCTTGGGGCCGCCATCGGCTGGAAGGCCGTGGCCTGTCTGGACGTACACGGTAGCGGTTTGTCCAGACCGATTGATGCTGGTCACGGTTTTGAAGTTGTAACCCGTGATTAGGCAAGCATCCAAAACCGTAATAAGGCTACCGGCAACCCCATTTAAAGTCGGGGCTCCCGTATCGGTACTTCGAAATAAGCTGACCATTTTCCCAGCCATGTTTTATCTCCAAGGCCCGTCGATGTCCATGTGAACTTCTCCTAAGGAGCCGCTGGACCCTATTGACGCTATTGATAGTAGTCTACGGCCAATTGGGGAAGCCTCTGCACTTAAAAAGGTACTGTCCCCAAGAGGCCTTGTATGCCCTGGACACCACATGGCCGTCATCTGCGCCCTAAGCCCTAGAGTATCCACTAGAAAAATAGGGGCTATGTATAAACCGTTATTTACAGGGGAAGGATAGGCTATTCCTCCATTGGTGCCTGGGGTAGCATTGCTACCGCTTTGCGCCATAAAAGATATAGATGGCCCTATCTTACACCCGGCCACTGAGGAGCCCGTCTGGGTGTAGGCTCTAGCAAAATAATGGCCCAGCATAGTCGTAATATTTGTTATAGATGTGGTATTAGTGTTGATACAGGGCTGATAACAGTTAGTATCTGGATACGTACTAACGGCAGCGATGTCTCCAATAATTAAACAACCGTAGGGGTCACTTGCCATTTCTGACTTTGGGTCACCGAAATGGAAACCCTTTCTGGATGTATAGGAGGTGTGGGTGGATACGTACAAGAAAAACTCATAGCCATCACCAATAACAATCCAGGACCTAGCAGTCGCATCCGTCGTCTGCGACTTAACCCAATAGGTCCCAGATGCTATCTGAGCAACCGTTGGAAATAAGCCCGTACCCGTATTAATGTCGGTCATGGTTTCGTAACCACGAACATTGGCGTGTGAAGTCGTTGTATCGTTAACCTTCATATACATGCCCGTGCTCGCTGCATCCCCTCGATACGCCGCTAAGTTAACGTCCGAGAATGGCTTGGTCCAACCTAAGGCAGGCATCTTTGCGGTTATGGTACCCGTCGCAGGTGTGGCGGGTGAGCCTGCTACCGTGAAGTCGAAGGTATAAGTGCTCACATTGGATATGAGGAAGATACCGTTGTAGGCGGCCTCGTTCGCCCCACTAATCTGTACCTTCACCCCGTCAGCAGCAAACCCGTGCGCTGTGGCACAGGTAGCGGTTGCGGTGGTTCCCGACCGGGTAATGGTGATGGTCTTTGAATTGTATCCGTTGACCAAACAGGCATCCAACAAGGTGATTAGGGAGCCTGCTTGACCTGTTAAGACAGGGGCCCCGGTGTCGGTGCTTCTTAATAGTATGACTTCTGTACCGGCCATTAGTTAGCGTCCCCTCTTATTTGCATTTTAAAGTTGTCGGTGTAAACCTGCGGATCAGATTGCAAGGTGGTTCTAGCCAACCATATCGGGAAGTTTGCACCTTTGGTATTGAACCGTAATACGTTACCGGATGCCCAGCCAGACCCCCAACCTAGATGGTTAATGGTGAAATAAGGCTGACTTGTGACGGGATTGACCGGAGCAAAGTCTGCACTTGTAGTACCTACAGCGACTAAGCCTGAGTATTCACCGTAGCAACTAAAAGCGGTGGATGCTGTAAATACAATCGCCCAGCGTTCCTGTATAGATCCGACATTTGTTGTGGTGATTGGATACAGCACATCATTGAATGATGAGTTCGCGGCTGACCCGATCAGTGAGTCACTCCATACGCTGGTCCAGGTTTGCTGGTCAAACATGTTGGTTGTACGACCTTGAAGATCCCCGATAACCAGAGCACTACTCAAGTAAGTCGTGTTGGCAGGATAGGCATGTCTCAAAGGTTTCATCAGTTTGACTTGGCCTGTGATCTGGACGTCAGTGATTAACGCCATGTCCTCAATTCGATGCTCAATGTACAACGGCTGGGTGTACCCAGTCAAATCTAAAGGCGTACCAAACGTAACGGTACCGGCGTCCAAATTCGTGGTGTATTTGGTTGTCGGAACGACTGCTCCAGAGGCATCAAAGACCTTGGCATAACTCAATAATGTTCTGCCGCAGCTGACGGTAGAACCGGCAGTTACTGGGTTAGGACAGGTAGTATTCTGGGTATTGTGGACAACCCCCACGCCACCGACTTTGTAGATCGGGACTTTACCGTCCAAGGGTAGCTTGACGGTGTCGATACCCAGGATGTCGGGGTCTAGTGGGATGTAGGAGAGCAGGACGCAGTTGTAAAGAACGTCGGCTGCATTCACAAACAGGTTGCCGCTATCGCCGAATGATGTAATGTTTACGGCACCGCTTTCATCGTCTATTGTACCGATGACTTGATCGCCTGTGATATTGCCATTGAAGTCAGCTTCGGCATGAAGTCCACCAGCATTAAGCTGGAAGCTACCTATCGCAGTGGGTGCCCCAGGTACGCGGAACACCATGTGTTTAACACGTACATCAGAGGTTTTCTTTGCAGAATAAAGCAAGACGGGGTTATTGGACATCGATGAGTATGGAATACCAAAGGTGATATGCCCTGTAGAGTAATCTACAACCCCCACATCCGAACCTACGCCCGTGGTTGCCGACACATCCTGAAGTAGTGTGCCAGAACCATTATCCACATAGGTATGGCCTCCCATCGTGAACTTAAGTGAACGTGGTATTAGGCTTGTACCTATCGATAGGACGATACTGCCAGCACCGCTGAATACTTTAGTCTTAGAAGTGACTGTGGCAGATCCGAATGCGTAGGATGCTGTAAAAGCGTAGGAGGTGGAGTTGAATGACACCACGACCTTATTAGCGCCACCCGCTGTACGGAAACCGATGATGGAGGTACCTTTAGAGCCTAATGCTGACTTTGGAATGGTCACCGTTCTCGTTGTATAGTCGACCGATGCCCCACTCAGCGTGATAGCGGAGCTTACCGAGGTAAAGATAACGTCCATATCAACGCGAGTGGCCGCATACACACTGAAGGTCAATACTCCACCAAGATAAGATGGCTGCATTGTGATGGTTGTGCCACTAGGCAGGTTAGAATCCACCATGGCCATTACGCCGGGTGTAGTGGTGTCACTGAATACGATCGTTCCTACGCCAGTGGCACCATCAACAGGTGCGGCAGATGTTGCGGAAACTGTGAATCTGACTATCGTATTACCAGGGGTGTAACCCACAGGTAGAGTTAATGACGTTACCCCCTCAACATCCTGCTCATGCAGCGTGTGTACCTTACCGGGGAAACCTTGGCTAGTGCTGGCACGGACAATTCCGCCTGATCCGTCGTCCCAAAACATCCATTTTGAATTTTTTAATCTTACTGAAAATGGCGTAAGTACACCCGTGGTTCCGAGAACTACCGATGCTAGGCGACTATTTGGACCAGTTAAAGCCAGGGTAACTGCCTGTTCTGTTATGTCAGAATCGTAGGCAACTTGGTCATAATGGATAGTGATTGCCGTACTGCTACTTGGAAAGGTGGTCGGTATCAGAGTGACTAACCCAGTGGTATCGACGTTGCCCGTTGCTGATCCTGTTAAGTTACCTGCTGTGTCACAAGTAACAGATCCTCCAGACCAGCTGATGGTCAGACTGTCATTGTCTATCAGGGGGTCATCCAACTGAAACTTCAATACGGCCTTACCCAACTCCAACGCATAAGGTAACGATGTGTAGATCGGGCTGCCCCACGAATAGATAATGGTGCTACCAAAATCTGGCATGGCCAGAAGCGTGATTGCAATAGATCCTGTGGAATAGTTGACTGTGCCATTACCGCCCTGGCCTGAAAGACTACCGTTACCGTTATCAATAATTCGATACCACTTGCCTAGCGCACGGAAGTCTACGGAGACTGTTCCTGGGGCTGGAGTTGGATCTAGGGTTTCGGTGTAAACGTATCTGCGGTTTTGCTCATTGATTTCAACGCCTAAGCTATCAGAGATATTGAACATACTCACAGCAGGGGATGCCGTGATATTCAATGTGCCTGAAAAGCTAGTAGTGTTGGTTACGGTGACAACACCCGCTGCGTAATCGACATAGCCAGCAAAGGTGGAGCCCGTGTTTGATGCAACAAGGTTACCCGCACCGTCATCCGTCAAAGTGGTCCCGCCAAATGTGACTGTGACGCTAAAGGTTTTTATTCCGTAGCCAAGGTACCGGCTGACTTGGTATGGCGATGTATTTGCAGAAATAGAGCCTGAATAGGTCAAGCCGTTTTCTGGGCCTGTGGGGAACATACGCTCTGCACCGTACCCCGCTTGCAAATCGATGATCGCTGTCTCACTACGCGATGAAGGGACGATTGCGTTGTAGGGCGAATCGACCTTAGCGGTTACGTCACCGATACTTAGGGGCAGGGTGATCTTCTTGACACCATAGTATTCAGAGACGTCCGCAATCTGAGTCGTCAATACTTTAACGTATGAGCGATAGTCTTCAGGCGCTGTAACCGTGTTGGAGCTTGAAAACCTGCCTGGGACCTGGGCACCAGAGAAGGCGTATTTCATCTTCCCGGTAACCGCTAGGACGATGACATCTTTATAGAAATCGCCTTGGCTATCCGTGAACACCTGAATGCCGGTATACAGGATATCGGTAACGCGGAACATCTGTTCATAACCATGCGTTACATCGTACAGAACGAATGTTTCACCGACTTCAGGTACCGTTGTGCCAGAGGATGTGTCTGCGTCCTTGGCGTTTGACAAAGAGAACATTGTGACGGACATCTGATTCAATACGTAAGAACCAAACAGCTTCCAACGGCTTTCAGTGGCCTTGATGTTATAGCGTTCGATGTATTCCTGTGCGACCAGCCGTTCGTCCGTCCAGCTCTCCGTACTGAACATCGTGACCAGGACATTGGCATCATCTGGCGGATCCGTCAGGATGATGTGTGAACCTAAGTACGTATCCGTGGATGCGGTATGGACCGCTGAGTAGGCCTTTCTCAGGGAGACACGACCATAGGTTCTGTCCAATTGTGAGATGTCGTTGAAGAGGTTGTTTACCTCCCCATCGACAACCACGTTAGATGTCATCTTCCCACCACCGTCCTCATAATCGGTCATGCGTTCGGACTTGAGGAGTTTTAAGTCGGTTTCTGAAATGGTCATTGGATTGTCACGCCTTTAAGGGATTTTAGAACGCCAAGCAGATCATCGACCTGTTGACTTGTGCCTTGGAGGTTTGCAGAGCGACCCACGTCACTACGGATCAGCACTTGATGTATGCCTGCAGATTGTACACTGGGTTGTGAGGTAGTGCTATTCACAGATTGAGTCAAGTTGCTAATTCCACCTACGACAGGTTTTGGGTTGAATGCCGCATTGGCGGAAGCCAAGCCACCAGCAGCCATAGGAGGTGCTTTTGACATGGCATCCTTGTATGACTTCATACGGCTTTCGTAGGCAAGGTATTCCAGGATCTGCGGCAAACTCTTACCGGCAAACCTAACTTTTAGGTCTCGCTCTTGTGGGGTAAATTCGCCTCGCATGAATCTTTCTGCGGTGGACATCAATTCACTTTTCATTGAGTCAGAGATCTGGAACTGACCACCTAAGCTAGACTGGACTTGCTTCCATGGATCCTCGGCAGCTTTGACTGGTTCGGCTGCGGGGGCAGGTGCTGGGGCAGGTGTTGGTGCTTCTGCCTTTTGGGTGGCCGCTTTCTTTTCCTCAACTACCTTAGCTTGGGCTTCTTGTAGCTTTGTAATCTCCTCTTTGCTGAAGATGCGTAATAACATCATCTTCTTAGCCAGCGTATAAGCGCCATGCCCGTTCAAAAATTTAGGTGGTAGGCCGTTCATAAGCCTTACAGCTTGCTCGTAATCCAATTTACCGGATACAACGTATGAGGCTTTTCCACCTTGGGCCGAAGCTTGCCCTATGACTCTATCTGGTTCCGATGTCGCAATCAAAGACCCCTTTGGTGAGTTTTTCATATACTCAAGAAACGCAGGGTCACTCAAACTACCACGGTAATTGTTATTTAGGATTTGGGAGGCTATCTCATCCTCAGTTGAAAGCCGCTTGGTAGATGCATACCCACCCTTAGCAAAGGTCTGCATACCTCCATTCCGTAGCTGCTCCAAATACGGCAAACCTACTTTCTTAACAACGTCCGCAGGGATGACATACTCCCCGTTAGAAAGCATAGCTGGGATGGAATCGGATGTTCCGGTACCTCTACCTTTAATCAGACCCCCAGTGGAGTACCCGCCACCTCCAATGTCGCCACCAGTATCACCACCAGTATCACCACCATCGGCACCACTACCTGCAGGCCTTTTCTTGACATAAATTGTCATTGTACGTGGTACAGCGATGGCCTCATCAATCTGGCGTAAGACGGTAAATACCCCAGACGCATCCGCAGTAAGCTTAATCTGCGAGGCATTCAGATTCTGGAATACCTGCGTGAAAAAGTTAAGTACGGAGTTGAGTTCCTCAACAGCAGGTTTACCGTCGGCTTCAATGACAGGCTTGGTTTGCTTGTTATCAAGATCAGTCGTTGTCTTGTCTATCTCACCCACTTTCGTTTGTGCGTCAGCAACATTCGCATCAACGGTGGTGGTTACGGTAGTTGGAATGTTTTCCACACTACCTTTTACGCCATCTACATTAGTCTGCGCCTGCTCTGTATTCGCATCAACGGTGGTGGTTACGGTAGTTGGAATGTTTTCCACACTACCTTTTACGCCATCTACATTAGTCTGCGCCTGCTCTGTATTCGCATCTACGTTAATTTGTTTATCAGAGGGTATCGCAGTGATGGAAGAGGCTACACCATCAGCTGACTTACTGGTTCCATCCATGGATTTTTGCAGGTTGTTATGAGTAATACCCGCTTCTGCAGTCGCCTCATTTAGGATCTTTACCTTGGACCCCTCAAGATCCATTGCACTGGCAGCTGCCCCCGTCGTGTAGGTTACTTTACCTTGGGCATCTACAACCTTTACAATCTCATTACCGTGCTTGGCTAACTCTTCATTGGTTAACTTTAAGCTGTTGTAATACTCTTTTTGTGCAGCTAATGATTTTGAGAAGTAGGATTGTTCACCATTTGCCCCTGTAGTTACGCCTATGTCACCTGATGCACCAAAACCACCTGTGGCACCAGCGTCACCAGCACCACCAGTGGTCATCTTCATGGTGCCGGCCAACTCACCGGTAGAAGGTCCCTTAGCTGCCTTAGCTGCATTAGCAGCAGCTTCCGCGCTGGCGATTGCTTCTTCTAATGCCTTAGCCTTATCTATCTGGGCATCCAAGCCAAGGTCCATCTTTGGCGTCTTAGTGATGTTAACATTAAGCAGATTGATAGCCTGTACTAGATCTTGCGTGGCTTTTAATTGATCTGCAACCGCTTTCTCAGCTTCCAGACGGGCTTTCTCCTCAATATACCTCTGACGTTGAATAGCATCTGTACGCTCTTTCTGCATCACAGATAAATCCAAGAGAGCGTTATAGGTCGTACCGTAGGCTACTTGACCAGCACGTTCAGCAGCATCTACTTCTTGAACATAGGCTTGCTGTGCTGAAATGGCACTGTCGATAGCGTCCTTTCCGTTAACGTAGTCCTTTTTAACTAATAATGCCTTAGCCTCATAAAATTTCGTGGCAGCTACATTCTGGTCAAACCAGAACTGTTCGTTATCTTGTAGGTTTGCTCTAAGAATGCTATTTAAAAAATCCCTATCTGCAATCCTTACCTGTCTCAGTTCCTGATCAAGCTGTCTAACGCGATCCGCATGCTTCTTTTCCGCAGCATATAGAGCGTCAAGATTCTGCTTACGGGAATCTAACTCAGATGTGAGTAAGGAGAGTTTTCCGTCGTAATACGTTTTATTAATGGCTGTTAACTTCTTAGTTTTGTCAGCCTCGGAATCAACTGAATCCTGGACTGCTTTAACTTCAGCGGCGTAGATCTGATCTCTTGCTGCAGCCAGGGTGTTGGTATATTCCTGTTGTGCCTGTTCACGATCTTTTATTCCAGCGATCGTAATCTCAGTAAGTGTCTTTTCAAGATTGGCTGTGTCATTTACCAACTTGTTGTTTAGCACGGCACCTTGGACACTTTGGGCCTGCCCAATCTCTGTCATTTTAGTGCTGGTTGAAAGCCGCTTCTGCATCTCGGCGGACAGGACTGAGTAATCTTTTTCAAGATTAGCAGCCATGTCATCAAACGCACCACGGGCCTTATCAACGCTGGTACCCAGGTCCTTCAGAAGAGGCGCTATGTCCTTCTGCTCCGCCATCCATGCTTGACCCTCGGGGCTTTTCAGGAAGTCGGCAAAGTCGGCAATGCTGTCTTTGTACTGCGCGAATTTCTCACGAAATTCTTTATTCATCATAAGCTGACCTTTGACGTCCTCCTGACGTCTGGCCTCTTCGCTTACCTTCTTATTGTAGATGTCCTTCTCAAGGGTTCCAGTGAGTACTGCTTGGGCATTCCCACTTTCGAGTAAGTTTGCTCTGGTATCTTCCAAAGCTTTAATCGATTTGGCAGATGCCCTGGCATTCTGATCCTGCTCTTTAAAGAACTCTTTCAGCTTGGTGTTGCGCTCTTCTACGATACGCTGCTGTACACCAGTGGCGTTGTTGATCTCGGTTTGTATTGCGGAGCCACGTTCTTCCTGCTTCTCAATATCCCGCGCCAGATTAATTCTATTCGCTGATATAAGAGCAAGTTTCCCATACAGAACTAATCGATCTTTTACGGATAGATTTTCATTTTCAAGTTGGGCACGTATTTCTTCTTCTTGTGCCGCCATCTTTAGAGCACGTTGCTTAAATCCCTCTGCGCTGTCTACGATTTCTTTTAGCTTCGCCTGCCTCTCATTAACAAATTCATTATTCTTCTCTTCAGCAGCGGCTTGTTCCTTAGTTTTATCAAGGAGATCTTGCACTGCCTGTGGCATATCACCACGAGCATTCTTTTCACTTTCCAGGTAATTTACGATATCCCTGGCCTTCATGCCCTGGGCAACAACCGTTTTAAAGACACCCTTCCACTCGTCAGGTAAGTCTTTAACAACAGCGTTGACGTCCTCCAGGTGCTGCTTAACGGCATTTTGGGCAATACCTAGACGCTGCAGCTCTTGCTGACTAAGCGATGCTACAAAAGTGTCCCGTGTCTCGGCATACTTTGATGCCATATCCTCGAGTGACTTAATAGCTTTATCAACCGCAGCCGAGGCGGCCTTAGATTGAGACTCAGATAGGAAGTCCTTTACGCTTAGGCGCTGGTCCAATATACCTTGAAGTTCCTGTGTCCTTTTATCTTTACGTAAAGCTTCCTGCGCCTTAGCAGGATCACCTTCATTTTGCTTAAGTATCCTTTCCCTACGGATAGCTAGATTGGATTCTGCTCTCAGCAATTCCTCATTAATTTGCTTTTCCAGCATATTTAGGAGGGAAATGTTTCCTTCTTTGAAAGAAGAAAGGACTTTGGAATAAAGCTCACCAAAGTTATCCTCTTCAATAGCTTTCTCTATTAAAGCTTTAGCCTCCTCACGTTGCTGCTGTAGGTATTTCTCGCTAGTGTCGCCAACTGGTTTCAGGACTTCGTTGTAGAACTGACTGACAAAGCCGTCCTTCTTATCAGTGAAAGCCTTGACGTCATCCAGATTTTTTATCTCTTTTAGCAGCATGCCCTTCTGGCTGATCGACATACCCTCAAACGCAGCTAAGACACGTTTCTGATCCTCAGTTCTATCCTTCTCTGAGGTCTCATAAGCACGGCTTATTTGGTCGAAGTATTTGAGTCGCTCACCGTCCCATTGGGATACTACTTCATTAACGCGGCGTATACTGTCAGCATACGCGGAAGGGTCGAATGTTTTGGCTAATCCACCTGTCTCCTGCTCTAACCTAGCAATGGCATCCTGGAATTCAGTACCACTGAGGTCAAGAGACTTACCACGCAAATCCTCCGCTGCCTTATTAGCGATCCCAGCAAGGTTATCTACACCGGAGGTATTACTTGCAAGTAAGTCCTGCAAAGCTCTATTGGCTTTATCAGTTGCGATGATTAAATTGTCATAAGCTTCTTTATCTTGCTTACGTTCTCCAAGCTTAGATTTAGATTGGTCGAGTTCAGCCTTGGATTTCTCTAAGTCATTTTGGATAGCTTTGATGCGCTCTGTGACTGAACCGCGTAGAGCAAGGTAAGTAGCGCCAACAGCCGCAACAGCCATCGCAATGAGTTTGCCCTGTGGTGGTAAGTAACTCGCTACACCTGCAGCTAAATCTACCGCTAGACGTTTCTTCAACGAATCCCATAGGAATTTTCCAGCAAAGAATGTGGAGACGACCTCCATCGTGGTAGACACACCACGGGTAACATCGTCACCAAATTTCTTAACGTAGGATGTAACGATATTTTCTAGCTGACCGGCGAGGCCACCTGCAGTTGCGCCTGCCAGGACACCCTTTAGGCCACTACCCGTCTTGAAGAATGTACCTAACCCGGTTAAAACTCCTGTGATGGCTGCAGAGGCAGCTCCAGAGGACCCCTGGATCTTAACAAGAGCATTGGATGCCTCACCCGACTTCTGGATAAGATCGGTCATGAGGTCAACAATACCCTCAAGTGACTTCATCATTCCGCCCATGCGATCCGTAGCGATTACGGATATGACAGAACCCAGGTTATCCCAGCTTTTACCCAAGGACTCCAACTGTGTCCTTGCGCCCTGTGCCGCTGTACCGTGTGCGCCTATCTGGGTGGTTAAGCTGGCAAATTCTTCTTTTTGTTTGATCAGAACGTCGATTACGTTCTTGGCTCTAACATCAAACACCCTAGCGGCTTCAGCGGCATGGGTGGTCGCAAACCCTAATTTATCCAGCTCCGTCAGTACCGCAAGGATTGGGCTCTTCTCCTGTGTAAACGACTGGAACATGGCTGCAATCGTTTCTTTGGATAGATTCCTACCCATCTCTGCATAACGGCCTTGCAGATACTTGAGTAATTTTTCGTCAGGTGCAAAAAGCTCAAGCAGCGCTTGTCTGTAGCCTGTTGAGATGGTGCTGTCTTTGATACCCGCATTTTTCAAGACGGCAAAGGCCGCTTGCATTTGCTCTGGGATGATCTTAAAGCTATCCGATACCTCAACCGCTCTGGACAGGATCGTTGCTAGGCCTTCCCCGGATAACTTGGATAGGTTGATTGTGCTGGTGAGCTGATCCGCTATCTGATCGAACCTCATGTCCTGGAAGACATTCTTCATGGTGGTCATGAGGTCTGCGGATGTCTTCAGGCTTGTGCCGGTTGCGGAGGCAAACTTGGCCGTTGCATCAAGAGCTGCACCTACGTCCTTGATGGCTAAACCAGCCTGTGCCAGAGTCTGTGCCGCTTCAGCGATTTGATTGGTTGAGAACTCCGTCTCTATTGCAACCTTTTTAATGGCCGCAATAACGCTTTCCATTTCGGCAGAAGTAGCGCCAGCTACAGCCTGCACCGATTTGAAAGCGTCTTCTAATTGTACGACGCCCTTAACAACGTCTGTAATGGCTTGTTGAATCTTGTAAAACGCGGCATATTCAAGGCCGTATCTAACAAACGATCTAAAGGCATTGCCTAACTTAGTGTAGGAAGATTCAAGTGAGCGTGTCTCTGCAATTTGCAACTTAGTCGCTGCGATTTGCTGGGTAAGCTGTGCATGGAAATCCCGCATGTTGGCAGCTACTGCGGTACCTGCCTTACCTTGATCATGCAGAGCGGTGATCAGCTCCTGTACAGCCCTAGCCTGCTGCTGCAACGCCTTGATTCTGTTCTCATCCGTTTGTGCAGTAGCCGCACGACTGCTTGCTGTTCTAATCTCAACCAGTTGCTTTTCGTTTATAAGTAGCGTCTCTATAGCGGATGACTCACGTTTGTAAACGTCAATCATTTGCTGTGCTGCTGACGCAATCTGGGCATCAGCAGATGTTGCTAATTTCTCCAGCTCAACAAGCTTGGATTTAAATTGATCGATCTGGTTGGAGGCTTCCTTATACTGCGTTAGGTTCAACCCACCACTGGATAGAGCCTGGGCCCCTGTAGTGAATTTACCAAAGGACTTTTGTATGTTGGCTAACTGAGTCTGCTCCGCTGCCAGCTGCTTACTTAAAGCGATCTCGTGTTCCAGATCCCTTATGCGGTTAGCAACATAGGCCTCTTCGGCTTGGTATAACTGCTTAGTGATGTTGCCACCAGCAATCAAGACTTCTTGTAATCGCTTATAAGCGGCTAGTGCTTTCTCCGTGCTAATGACTTCCGCATTGCTGGCGTCGATCATGCTCTTTTCGACTTTAGCTCGTAGAGCTTCTTCAGCATTGAGGCGGTCGACCACTTTCTCCCGTGCGGCGATCATGCGCTGCAGCAGAGGTATCTGTTCGGATTCCTTACCCGTCAGAGCCTGTAGTTTTGTTTGGACAGCAAGTTGGTCTTTAAGTATGGTGACCTGCTCTTGTACCGTCAGGTTCTTAGCCTTCATTAAGGCTACATTTTCTGCCGATTGTTTTTGCAGATTGGCAAGACTGTTACGTTCAGCTATTTCCTGCTTGATGTTTGCGATGATGTCGCGTTCAGCTTTAAGCTCATCGGCGCTGAATTTCAAACTGCTGATCGCCTGCTTCTCCATGACAGAGAGCAGTTGGTTTCTGGCCTTTAACTCGGTATCCAGGTCAATCTTGGCTGCATTGGCTACGCCAAACAATGCTTCCTGATACTTGTCGATACCTGTGCGTTGGCGTTTGGTGACATCATCCAGGCGCTTTCTGATTTCGAGTTCTTGGTTTAGTTGAACAAGAATGGCATCAGATGCCCCAAAATCTTTGCTCTTCTTATCAAGTGCCAACTGAGCTGTGTACTGCTCTCGCAATAATTTAATATAACCTTGAGCACCTTGAGCACGGGCAGCATCTGCAACTGCTTGGGTCTCAGCAGCTTTCTTGGTCGCTTTCTCAACATCAGCAATGCCTGATGCTTCTTTCTTGATTTCTGCAAGGGTATCTCGTGTTTGGGCTAACGCCTTTCTAAAGGCGTCCATCTTCTCCAAGCCCTGCTGTGGGGTGAACCCGAAGTCGACGGATCTGCTTGGGTTCCTCGCCATTTCAGCGTTTAACCGGGCGAGGTCGTCCATGCTCTTACGTATCAAACTGATACGCAGTTGCAGGTTTTCAATATCTTTTGAGGTGGTCCCTGTAAGCTCCATCTTGCCGGAGCTTTTCCTCAATAAGTTGTAGAGGTCCACCAGTGCTTCAGCATCTTTCTTAGCCGCAGCGATACCTGATGGCACACCACCGGCAAGCTCAGAACGTAAGGCTTTTACTTGCCCAGGTTGTTGGGCCAACAGCTGCTGTATGCGGCCTACCTTGGCTAATGCTTGATCGGATGCCGCTACAACATCCTTTTGAAAGTCATTAATGGTGCGCTTGGCAGAACTTAAGGTGGCTCCCTCTATCGTCAGCAGGCCTGAAATAAGGTTCTTCTTTTGCCCTTTAGTAAGGGTTGTATTTTCCTTAAGCAGGTCATCGAGGAATGATTTAAGTCCCGTGATAACCTTCTTCCCTTCCTGGGGAATAATCTTGCTGTTGGCGTCCTGTAATTCCTTCTTGATCGCATCAGCAATACCAAGAGACACATCCTTCAGCTGGGTTGCAGATTTCAACTCTTTCGTCAAAGCAGTCTTGATCTTGGCAACCTCTTTCTTAAAGGCAGTAAGGTCTGTCTCCAACTGTGGAGTGATCGTTGTTGGCGCTTTAAGATCTATCTTCTGCTTTTTAAAATTCTCTTCTAGCGTGGAAATCGCTTTCTTAAGCTGGTTTTCCTGTACCGTGATCTTATCGACCAGGGCATTAACTGTGACAGCTAAATCGATTTGTGCAGATTGATTGGCCATGATGCAAACTCAGAGGTTGGAGGACGTGCGGAACCGCACACTCGAAGTGTAACTGTTTTTCAGGCATAAAAAAAGGCGGCCTACCGAATCGATAGGCCGCCTTTTAATCAAGGATGATTAGTCATCCAACACGGCCAGACCCATTGGGTGGTCTGCAATGGTAGTAGCAACGTGCTCCAATGGACCGCCAGTAGCGTAGTCAGTCGCAGCAGGCTCCAGAATTTTGAGCTCCAGAGTTGAAGATGCGTAGTCAGTCGCATTGGTTTTGTAGTCCATGTTGCCACCGATAGCGCATTTCCAGAAGTTCCAGATAACTGGTTGGCCTGAAGCGCCTTGTTGGATCAAGGTAGCAGAGAAGTAGTTGATCTGTGTTACAGCACCAATTTTTACAGGGTTGGCTTTGTAAACGCGGATAACACCATTCGCAGTCGCGTAGGCTTGAGTCAGCGAGTTTGCTGCGAAAGTCAAACCGTCTGGATCAACAGTATCAACCGCAGTTAATTTAACGACGGACACAGATTCTGGTTTGCCTTCTTGATAGATAACGCAGACGTCGCCAGCTGCAAAACCTGCTGAATCAGCAGTTACAACAGTGGTTGCACCGATCAATACATCAGCTGTGATTGTGGTCGATGCCGCTGTTACAGTCGCAGGAATACCATTACCAAGAATGATGTTCATGTTGCGACGTGAGTACTCACGGAATGTCGCAGAAACGGTACCTGTTTGTTTTACAATCGCAGAGGTAACGAGTTTACGGGGAAAGCCACCTTCCAGCTCAACGGTATCTTGAGCAACTGTAACAGTTGCGTCGTCTACCAGACCGATACTAGAAGATTGCGGTAATTTGCCAGCACTGGTCATTTCACCAAGGCGAACCTCAGCAACGCCAATGGCAAAATTGTCTGTTTGAGCTGAACCTAATTTGGCCATTTTTTACACCCTCTTTTTTCGAAAAAAGTTTAAGTAATCCCGATTGTAAAACCCCTTACAATACAATGCAATAGCATTTGTCGAGGAACCCTACATGAGCAATAGTATATTCTTTAATCAATTAAAAGGAAGAAGATTTCCGATACCTCTGTTAGCGATCGAAATTTACTCGGATGAAGCTCGTCATTGTACGACTGAGGACGAGGTATTCGATGTGTTCTTTAGGGTCATTACTGATATTTGTGGGGTACGCCAGCCAACAGACGAGGACTTAACTTATTTCGTTGATCGGTTGGATGCATTGCGTAAGGAGATGGAGCAGAACGAGACTCAAGAGACTAAGAAAGCAGTCCGGTCATTCGGGACTGCTTACCATGAATACTTAAGCAACCTCATGGTGGATAGTCGTATCCTGAGGATGGTGGGTTATAACTTTGATGTGGCCAAAAAGATCTATTGTGAGTTAGATCGAGATGATGCCATGAAACTTGTCAACGAATATATGACAGGGCTCCTCGAGGAAGGTCTGCTGAACATGGAGGCGGCCATGTATGGATTCGGGGGAAAATATAAGGATGATAAGGGAGGCAGCAAGGCAAATGTCCATGATTTAACCACTGATGAAGGTAAGAAAGCGTTGAAACGATTAGGTTTTTAATTTTACTGACCACATGCTGGACGACAGGATTTTGGTGACTGTCGCCTTCAGCTCATCCCTAAATCTTGAACCTTTCATGGCCATAATTTTGGCTATGAAAGGTCTGGATGTTCGACCTTCATCAATCTCTAGGTACGAAATTAAAGTATCGGTGTCACCCACAGGAGTAAGCTTTTCATTCAGGTATAGTTCCTTCACAAAAGCTTCCGCTAGAATTCTTTGAATGATTGGCGATCTATGAGTAGGCAGAGATATCCGTATGTCATACTTATAAGGCTTACCAACGATCAGCTTGCGGCTTCTAGTTGTGACCAGGGGACCATGTGCATTTATCGCACGTCTATAGTTGTTGGCGATATTATTGAATCCCAGGGCTAAACCACCGGGTTTACGACCCTTACCCTTGACACCGAAAACATCCCCAGCATTTTTCCAGTACAGGTCCCTAGATCTAGCTTCCTTGCGTTTAATCCAGCTTTTGGATAAAGGTTTCCAATTGGTTGGTACCCCTGTTATGGGACTAGGGTTACTAGAAGCGCCCTGTATACCTGCTTTCAAAAGTGCATTGACAAGGTCAATACCCTCGATTGCTGCCTTATGCATATCATCGCTTAGTACGTAAGCAAGCCCGCCCTTATCCCTGGATTTGTAGCCAATTAGCCTATTAGACGCATTCGAAAGTTCTTTGCTAACGAGATCATGAGTAATCCCCTTACCTACCGTGATCGATAGCTTCAGGGCTTTAGCAATGTCCTTGGACGGGATGTTCGTCATACAAAGCGTTGGGCTCTTGCGGTAATCGTAATCAGCCGTATACCTGCGGTTCTGTCATACGCTTGTGGGTTGACTGAAACAGATGTCACGACCAGATTTCCCTGCTTCGCAGAGGCAACAGTATCTGAGTAATCCAAGATGTCGATCATCCCACCAACAGGAAAGATGGCTCTCACCTTACCCACCAGATTGAGGATGGAGTAATTGGCAGCATCATTAGTGGTCCTGGCACCGATACTAAAGATCGCCGTGTACAACGGATCTGCGGGAGCATCTTCTAGCCCAGTGAATTCCCAAATGATCGCTGGATCCATGGAAGTAAACACTTCCTCCACAGCCGTGGAATCGTCCAGATCAACGAACCTAACAGGGGGTGTTTGAGCAGCGGCTAATGAACTACCCAGCTTATCAATGGTGCTCTTAATCGCAAGCAGGAATGTGGCTTCACTCATCGTTTGGTCAACTGTAGGTAGCGGAGTTGCAGTTCTTGAAACATCTCATCAATGGTAAACACGTCCGTACCAAAATAGAGTATGTCGCTCATCTTTACGTCAGCATACAAAGGTACGTAACCGCTAACACGGGTGTTGTAGACCCCCGCAGCCATGTCGTTACCAGGACCAGAGAAACCCTTTTCAAGGATGATTGGGTAAGCGCCGACAATGGTTTCCGTTGACTTACCACCGACACCTGAAGCCGTCGTGGTTTTCACCAACCGTTTGATGGTGGCGTTACCCATGATATTAAATACGGTGTAGGAGAACAGGTAAGTTTCGTCCCTGTTAATGTTTTCCTGACCCGCATAGATCATGACTTCTTCAGTTTGATTCGATCCCAAGCGAAGTAGCGAATACTTCGCAGGGATCTCCTCAGGGGAAATCAGCGTCCGTCTATCATAGAACGAGACCTGCCTACCAATAAACCGTCCGTCAGGTGGGTAGCTGATCTTAAAGGTTAGCTCTTCCCACGCATCGATTGAATGGTCATAGCCATACGCTTTGGTTAGCGATAGTTTGCGTGAGGCTTGGCTTAGTTTCATCCTGTCACCGGATTAAAATCTGGAGTGGATTTGCCCATCAAGGAGAACTGAATAACAGGTAGCCCCGTAACAGATTCAATCATCTTAGTCTCAAGGGCTACAAGCTTGTTCCTTAACTTCTCGACAAGCTTGTCAAAGTCGACTTGGAATCTGGCCAGCTGATCGTTGTTTGCTTGGATCTTTTGCGGGATGCCAAGAGCTGAGTTTTCGATCAGTTGCAACGCCCCGAAATACTGGCACCACAATGTCAGGCGTCTTTCCCCAGCATCGGATCCGTCATAAACAGCTTCATAGGTCGGCAAGAAAACTTCCAACCGTTCGATCATCTGCAGATCGAGGTTCTGCGCTAACAGCATGGCATCACTGACGTCATTCTCATCGATACCTATGGTTGACCGGATGGCATCTGCAGTGGTGTATAAGATATCAGCCATTTTGTTTCTCTTTCATATAGGCAACAGCCAGCTCGATACCCAGGTTTATAGCCCAGCTACCGATTTCTTGCAACGCATCCATCAAATAATGCTGGACGGCCTGCCTCTTTAATGGTCCAGATAATTCCTTATCTTCCCACGCTTCCACGGCCTTATGGATCTGAGAAAATACACCGCCACCTAGTATGAAAGTAGCAAAACTTTTAATCGCTACTGCTTTTATTTTCATAAAGCTCCTTACAATCTATGTTGTACTGTACACCGTCCAATGACGGATTAAACTCAGTACCGTTGGTCCATTTTATCAGGGGTGCCACATAGCTAGTGCAAGAGCAGCCCTGAATCAATAGTGCCAGGATTAGGATACACGCCCTAATGCCTTTCCCTCTGACATGAAAAAACCGGCCATACCTGCTGCGATGGATACTAGGTTTAAGGCGCTGTCGATCATTGTTTGATCGATGTGGACGCCTGCCTTATCCGTAATGACAGCTAAGGCTACCAGCGTGGAGGGTTCCTTAAGCCTGTCTTTTAAATACCAAAATGCACCTAAGATCTTTTCCATTATTGTTCCCCTACTTTGAATTTCAAAGTTCTGTTGATTTTCTCGCCAGTCGACTTAGTCACAGAGTTGGTCAATGAAACTTCAGTCGTGCCAGAAGGTAATGGTCCTACCCATACAGAGGCTACTTGATCGTCATGCTGTTGTTGGCTTAGGACACCAGCAATGGTCGCTGTCCACTCTGAAGCTGTCAGTGTCTCAGTGGGTAATACCCAGAGGTCGTAAGGTGTAGCCGTAAATACCGCTGTACCGCTGGTTACCTTTGACTGTGTCCAGGTTGGTTCGGTGGATCCTGCCTTACCATTAACCGTACAGACGTAATAGTAGCCATTGTCCACTGTCGGAGCTACTACCATACCCTCACGGTAGACGACGTTCGCTTCGAACGGTGGTGCGGAGTAGTACACCCTGACGGCGATCACGTCATCTGGGTCTAGGATGGCCGACATTTTGAGTGGGCCTTTCTGAGTCGCTAGATAGATCTGCATCCTGGGCTCCTATGCATTTAGGGTTGATAGCTCTGGTGCTTCTACAACGGCAGATTGATCCGGTAGGGTTACCAAGGCGGAACTATGCCCATCGTTAACAATCACATTTTGGCCGGAGAACTGCATAAGAGCTTGATTACTAACAGATTGTATCACGGAAGTAAGGGAGTCAAATTTTATGATAACTTCATGGTGATCCTGCAACGCATAGGGTCGACCTAATCTATTTGACGTCTCTAAAGCTTGTACGGTCTCCTGTATAAAGGCTCCATAAGTGGTAGTGACACCCGTCTGTGCATCCAGGCTGACAGTTTCATTCGCTGCTACTACAATCGTTGCAAGAACGTCTAGCAGGTCTACACCTGTAGACGATTCCGTAATAGCTGCTTGTAAAGTCACATACCTATAGGTAGTTTCCCCTAAAGTCGCCACCTCGATTAAGGCAGCAAGGGTTTGGTAACTTGAAGCAGCACTATCCCCTGAATTTAGGTTTTCTAAAACAGATCCATTTATGGAGCCTATTCCAGAGTACGCATCTTGGTAGGATACTGACTCGACGACACTGACTACAGAGATCTTGACGCTGGTATTGGATTCGGTAATTGCCAAGGTCTCTTCAATAGATGCGTTGGTCAGTCTATCCCCTGAGGCCACCATGCTTGCGCTCAATGAATCCGTGGCAGTTGCCAACATGATCTGTGCAGCAAGACTGCTATCGGCGACTTCAACCGCTTCCGTGGCAGAGACCGGGTAGACTGCCACCCCTGCGACAGCTTCCGTGATTACAGATGTCTCATCCGCTTCGGCACCCGTCAAAAGATTGCTATTGATGGATTCATTACCCGCTGTGGATTCTGTGGCCGATGCTACCGCTGAGTAGTTACCGAATAGACTGTCAGTCACTGCAGCTGTCTCAGTGGCAGCTACCAGCATTACCATCGTATTGCTGGTTGAATCCTGTGTCGAGGAGGATTCCGATACGCTGGTGGCGTAGGTCATTGCACTATTGCCGGTATCGGACCCTGCAACCGACTCCGTCGTAGAGACACCCTGTGCGGCGATAACGCTCTGACTGGAAGTTACTGAGACAGTATCAGACGTGGCTGCGCTAGTAGCAAGACCTGTAGTTTGTGCGTGGGTTACCGTACTTGATTCAGAGGCTGAAACCGGATAGACCACACCCTGGACACTGGGGGTATCACTCGTTGAGAGGGACTCAGAAATGGAGCCTACCCATTGAGCTACTGCCGTCGGTGTCTCCGTTGATGCGACCGTTTCAGTACTGCTAACGCCTAGGCTAGAAACACCCGTAGTCGTCTCTGTTAATGCCGCACTTTCAGTAGCGGATGCAGGTGTAACCTTGATGCCGTTTGGTACATCACTGCCCGTGGATGATTCCGTGATGCTACTATTAGTTGAGTAGGATCCAGAAAGTGTATCCGTTACTGAGGCAGACTCTGACGTTGAAACGCCTGCAGTATATGTTCCTGATGTTGTATCACTCGGTACTACACTTTCGGTTACCGAACCTGTTGCCGTTGATAACGCACTGGTGGACTCAGAACCGGTTGTTGATTCTGAAAGTGAGACGCCCATTGCGGCTGTAACAGAGTTACTGTCCGTACCTGTTAAAGACTCTGAAATTGCTGACGTGGCAACTGCTGATGCGCTGGTAGATTCCGTACCAGTTAAGGCTTCAGTCAAGGTTACATTCGCTTGGTAAGCCTGTGAGATTGACTCTGTGGATGTAACTGATTCCGAAAGCGATACGCTGGCGGACAAGGTCGTTGAGAGGGTGTCCAATATACTGACACCCTCTGAAGTTGCCGCTGTGGCTGTGGATCCGCTGTTTGCAGACTCGGTAAACGATACTGATTCTGAGGTTGACGCATTGGTGCTGAAGTTTGCAGTAGGCACATCTGTGCCCTGAACTGACTCCGTAATGGAAACAACGCCAGCGTAGGCTGTAGAGACAGTCTCTGTACTGCTGGATGATTCTGTCAGCGATGCAACCGCTGTTTTGACCCCAGAAGTCGATTCCATGCCTGTGGAGGACTCTGTTATTGAAGAGCCCATTGCTGCAGTTACTGATGGGGTATCCGATGCGGTAGCGGATTCCGTTAGCGTTGAAACTGCTAGGGCTGTGCCGTTTGCCGTGTCGCTTCCAGTGCTACTCTCAGTGACTGATGAAACTAAAGTTGTGACTGCAGACGGAGTCTCCGTGGCAGTGGCTGACTCACTGGTGGAGGCCACTACGGTCGTTACCGCTGATGGGCTATCCGTACTGCTGACAGATTCGGTATTGGAAGCTGACGTAGCCGATGTCGCGCTGGGTGTTTCTGTTCCCGCTGACGACTCAGTAACGCTGACACTGAAGGTCTGCCCAGGTATGAAATCAGTTGTCGATGTGGCCGTCGCTGATTCAGATGCTGATACACCTAATAGTGCGCTGACACTAAGCGAATCAGAACCCGCTACAGTTTCGGTTGCGCTAACGGGGTAATCGATTACATCGCTTACTGTTTCAGTCGCTTGAACAGACTCCGCAACAGTTACGTTGTGGACCTTGGGGCCAACAAGCGTCTGTAGCAGCAACATGGCTTAGTACTCAAAGCCAATAATGGTGACGTCCCAGGTCGGTGCGTTTGTTGTAAACGTCGCGGCGGCGGTAATGCCGAATTGCAGTACACCATCCCCAGCAATTTCAAAACCATCAGGTATTGGTATCATTACGCGATCCCATGCGGATGCTGTTGCGGGTGTTGCTGACCTTGCAGATAGGAGAATAGGTGTGGAGGTTGTTGTTACCGCACCACCCGTATTTATACGTAAGTTGAATGTAGTGGTTTGTATGGTAGCCGTGGCGTTACCTCTGGTTGCCACAGAAAGTGCAGTAATCCTAAAACGCTTACCGGCAGGAATAACAAATGACGTACCCGTGGTTGTCGCTGCTGTACCACTGGACTTTGTTAATGTAATGGCCGTCTCAATAGTCGTCGCACCCGCCGCTGCAGCCACAGCGAAGTAATTAACGTGTGTTCTACCACTGTTGTGCATTTGCTGGATGGGCATTGCGTACAATGGCTGTGAGGCCTTCTGTACCATCTGGTTAGCGGTACCCGCGCCAATACAGGATGATTTAACAACCAAGTTACTACCCGTACTTGATAACCAAAATTTCATTGGCAAGTTCGGGGTGCGTATTGATGGTGTAGCTTGCGAGTTAGGAAATTTAAATTGATGCAAGGATACCCATGCGCCATCAGGTGCCATAACTTCAAAGTCGGCAGGTCCTATACCCAGCCATCCAAAGCGTATCCGGTATAGATTTAACTTGGTTGGGTCGAGCGTTTGGACTACACCACTGCTAGTAAAGTCGGAACCTACCTGACCTGTAGCAGTATCTATATTCCAGCTTGCTTGTGCAACGCTCGTTACAACGGAGTTCGTAATATAGGATACACAGAAGGAAGTTCCTTCGTATCCCATGAAGAAACCCTCGGCCTCATCAGTCAAACCTACCCGTTGAAATGTTCCTGCCACCCCTGCGGTAAACGCGGCAGTGAACATGGCATACACTTCCTCACCAGACCGATAAAGGATACTGGTTAGGCTTGTACCCTTAGCAGTAGATGGGTTAGTGGCACCCGTTGAAAAGGTAGCCATACCTGGGGTTGTAGTACCCCAATCGGAAGCACCAGAACCCGTGTTAGCAAGTGTCAGCAGGGTTGATAGCGTACCCGATGCAGCAAAAGCGGCTTCAATTTGATTGGTTCTTTGGGCTATAGCTAAAGCCCCAAACTCGGTATGGGCACCAACAATATCAATCGGAAATGGGTTGGCATGGCTAACGTCCCCATGGTTTTGGCCGTCATTACCATATACCAGTTTCATCCGCTGGTATTTAACGCCACCAATGTCGTCAGTGGCGATGACGTCACCACCACTTCCCGCGTTTAACGTAGTATTGTCTGCCATAACATACCTATGAGAGGTGTGTTATTGGCCTATGGCCAATAACACTTTTCAGCAACTATTAAGTCAAGTTGCCTGTGTAGCTTACACTGAGGGTATCACCGTTACCAACCAACTTATCACCACCTGTGAATAAGCCAGCAGAGTATAAGGCACCTGCTGTATTACCCACGGTTGAAGTCGGTGCTACACCGGCAGAGGTTTTACATAACAGGAATACACCTTTGATGGTGTCAGTACCCACGATGGAGAAGGTACGAGCCGTTGATAGCGCAATAGTGCCGTTGTTACCTGATGCAGTTGCGGTACCGAATGACGGCGCTTGACGAGCCGCACAAGTACC